ATCTGGCATACCTAACCAGTTAAACAACTGCTTGGTATTATTTGATAATAGTTTACCTTTAGACCATCCTGCTTTAAATCCACAGTTAAAACAGTGATATTGGAATCCGCCAATTGGATTCATTAGGACGCCGCCCCGCTTTCTATCGTCGGGTTTTTCACCTCTATGGTGGCAACACACAGCGTTGAAACTAATCCAGCCGCTGGGCGTTTGCTTTCTTTTTGGAGGTAAGAATAATTGTAGTTCTGCGTCAATGACACTCATGCTACAATTTTAACTTCTATAGACTAACTTGTCAAAGGTTCCGGTGTATTCAGTATTGTCGTTTTGACCTGGTAAACCAACGGGCGTATCGGGTAAAAACATTAAACGAACGTATGTAAACGCTCCTTGGAAGTTGACGTAATCAACTCCGGTAAACCCATTGTAATGTTTGGCATTAATTGTAGCAAGCGTACTTTGGTTACCGCTAGGTGGGGGCGTATTATCTAAACTGCCTTGCATGTAGACCCACCCTTTAAATTTAGTCATGTAATATGCGGCTGTATGATATTCACCGTGGCTATGGAAACTTGGATTAGCAGGAATATTACTTGTGTCCCACATAAAATTTCCAGCACCTGGATCTCTATTAATATGTTTTTGGAATCCTGTAATAATAACGCTAGGTTGTAACGCAGGCAATAGATCGTGGACAATATGTAATGTGCCAGCCATTCCGTAATAAGTGTTAGCAAACGCAGGAGTATATGTGCCATCGGTTTCTAACATTCGTACACCGAACTGATAGCTTGTACTGTCTAGTCCCCATGTGTCGCCTTCGGTTAATGTTAACAGGGCAAGACCACGTGATGCCAATGTTGTACCGTCATCGATTACATCTACAGTCTTTTCAATCATTAATCTTTGGTTACGAGTGTCGAACATACTAAACACAAAACTCTTTCCAGCAATTGGAATTGGTTTTTGATCGCTGTTTTTAAACTGAAGTTGTATCTTATTTTTTAGTCCTTTCTGGACTTTAAGTTCGTGTTGGTACATAACGTTGTGTATCCTTTGATTATTATCCAGATCCAATATTAGGTCGTATGAATTCTGGTATAAATAGACTGGTAATTTAATCATATCATATATTTATTCAATGACCACTAAGGACGAATTCCAAGCAAAATTTCCATTCATTACCTGTATAAAAATAGGTGATAGCGAGTACGTGGGCATCATTATTAATTTAGATGACAATGTGGTTAGCATCTATAACTTTTCTGATATTAGATCTGAACCCGATAAGCAGTCTTTCTTAGAACTAGGTGATGTGTGGTGGTGGGAAAGTAATCGTAAGATTCCTATTAATATTTTCTTAAAGCAAGAAATGATACAGTACAGAGCCTGTATCAAAACATTTAACAGTAAAGATGTTGAGGTAGTGTTTGGCCCAACAGTAAACCTAAGTGAAATTGCCGAGAAACGAGTTAAAAGAAAATCAATACAACTTGTTAGAACACCTACCAAGCGTCCATCTCGTTAACTAAACCCGTAACTTATTTGTTCACAGATTAAATTCATCTGTACTACAATTGCTATGGCATAAGCAACTGCGTGGGCTTTCTTAAAGAAGTATTCGTCAGTAGTCGGACGAATCCACACTTCCTTCATAATCGTCTTCCAATCCTGACCAATCAGGTGCCTCTTGGCAGGGCGAATCATAGCGAGGACCGCACTTAATTGTTCCACGGAAGTAGGGCAAGTCTTCCTCAGTACCGGACCATGCCCGTTCAAATGAAATAACAGATTCACAAACTCGTCTTGTAACAGTAAATCCCATAGTGGTTCAGTCTCCATTAGTTGTTTCAAATGTTCTTCATTTCGAACACCGGCATACATTCCGACATTTAAAAAATCAATTTTAAAATAACCTCTACGCTCCGCTTCTTTATAATCTATTGTACTTAGCCCAGTTAATGGATTGTACGGAATAGACGTACAATATACGCCAGTATTGTGCTTTTTAAAAGTTCCATCTTTATCAGTCATAGACGCTGGAATGTGCTTGATAACATCAAGTGCTTTTTTTCTATCAGCAAAGTCAATATCAATATCAGGCATTGGGTAAATCCGATTGACCACCATTTGCTAGTGACAACATCAAACTGTATTGCTCGTATGCCTTTTTGACAGCTGGGTATCTATCACGCAAATATTTTTCGTTTTCTTTTTGTTCCATTAGCATTTCAAACATATTGTAATGACCTTTTTTACTCATGTTGTTAAACACTTCATTTTCAAAATGAGCAATACGTTCTAGTTCACTTTCACTAATTTCAATTGTATATAATATTTCGGTTTCAAAGTCATTTGTTATCGAATTGATTTTATTATAATCGTTTTGATATTGAAACCATTGTACATTCATTTTAGTAAATTTGTAAGCACGTTTTCCGGAGTCTAATACTTTAATTCCGTGTTTGTGACAAAATTCTTTTGTAGTGATATCAGTCAATTCCTGTCTCCTTACAAACCTCTTTTACTAGTGACGCATCAGCGGGATGGTCTTTAAATTTTGCCAACCAGTACTGTACATCGAACGCAGGCTCAATAATATCCATTTGTTCGTCGTTAAACTTTCCAACCATATCTCTACCAGACCTACAGTTTAATACAAGCCACGGACTAATGTAACCATTTCGGATATCATTTACTGCTCGATTAAGATTTACATATAAGAAATAATGTTGAAACTCTGCGTTGTTAGAATCGGCCCATTCCATCATATGTTTTAGACTACGTTGTACTGCGGCTTCAACTGGCTCTACTTTTAACATTTCAAACAGGTAAGTGTCATACAGTTCATCACGGCACCAGTGGTCTAACTTAACACCACTTCTAATTACAAAATCCATAAACTTTTCTGGATATAAGGGCATTACATTGTTGACAAAACTACCAAACTTTACAAATGCGTTGTAGTAAGGACTCTTACAAAAGTCATCATATGTCTTATCTTTTTTAGCACCTTGTGTTAATCTAAAGAACTTATTGAACGCAAGAAAGCCCGCCTGTACACGCTTTTCATCTTTTTGCATTGCTCGACGTTTGGGTTCGCACATATGAGCATACAAGGTCTTTTCTTTCATAAAAGCCTTGCCACAATGTACACATCCAAACGGCTGTTCTTCTAGTTTAATAATCACTCGTATTCTTTCCGTTGCTTCTTATCAAAGCCCATTTTATCAAATAGCTCTTCTTTGTCTTTCTTATCCATCATACTAGCCATTAGTTTAATGTCTTCCATTTTTCTAGCAGGATAGATTTCGCACAATAATTTTTCAATCTTGTTTGCTTTTTCTTTCTTACCTGCGGCTAGATATGGATGGTATGCCGGAACTCCTACACCAGTAACGGCAAACAACTTCCACAATAACGCTTTATGATTCTTACTTAATTCCCAATGATTTTTATTAACACACTCATTGGTCATTTCAAGGAAGTGAGCTTGAACATCATAGTCGCCTTGTACGCTGGCTGTATATCTCATAAGAACAAACGGACTAAAAGATTTCTTTTCTTCATCCGTTAGATTATCATAAAAGTTATAATTTTTTGTGTCAACTGCTTTGAGTTCTCTTTTAATGTCAAGTGCCATGATCTTTAATAGTATAATAGATTGTTAGTGCGTGGTCAAGTGCCTTGGATAAAGACGCATTTTCCTTAGCGGCCATTCGGACATCATGCCATAGTTGGCTTTCTCCGGGTGTGCTCATGTAGTTCCTATGATCGAGCGGATCTCTATGTTGAGGCAAGTTATACCCTACAAGTATTCTTTCCAATTTTCCAAATTCTCTAGCGTACACTTCTCCCCCATTTCTTTCATAGATATAAGTTGCTCCAGGTGTTAGTGATCCCATATTATATTACCTTAGTAAGTGGTGCGATGTTTGATACTAGTGCCCATCTTAGTTGACCTTTTGTACCTGTATGTTTCTCGGTCCTATGCTCTATCCATCCTGGAAACATTATTACATCCCCGGAAGATATTGGAATTTTATACCATCCTTTAGATACACTTTTTTTAGGTTGTAGCCTCCAAAAAGATTCTAATGGGTCCGCTAGTTCTAGATATCCTGAATTATTTGGAACACTCATGTAGGCAATGGTAGTTAACGGAACACCCCTATGTATATGAGATTCGGTTAAACTTCCTTGGTCTTGATAATTGACCCAGCTTGATAAACATCCAAATTGTATGTCCATCATATTCCATTTTTTAAACAGTATAGTATCTAATTCCCCCGATAACCAGTTATAGTAATCTTGAAATTCTGTAGAAGTATGCGGCTGTTCGTTTTTGTTATTAACCGAACTACCAGTGTCTCCGTGTCCTAACGCTGTCTTTATAGTTGATCCGTTTATAAGTCTATTACACGCAGGTACAATACCACCTAAGTCCCATTCGTATCGACTTCTCCATACAAGATTAGGAAATAGGAGTTCTTCAGTCATTTACCAGCACTTAGTATAATCAACAATTTCACTTTGACGACTAACATCTTTAACAAAAAACGCACACACTGGTTTTGGCCCAGGTGTTAGCGGAGTTGTTAATAGTTGTCCTGGTTTCATTTTAGGAAAGTACCATTTAACATCTTGGTAGACATCAATAATATCAATATCGTGAAATTCTGGTCTAAAACTAGATAACGGATTAAAACAGAATGTTCTAAAGCCCCTATCATTTAAACTTGTTAAAGGTAACACTTCCATGTCAGGTCCTGTAGGATCACCGACAATAGTACACCAGTCTAACGGCATATTAATTGTGTATGGTCCTACCTTAAGTACAGCGGCAGGCGCTGTAAATGATTCCAAGAAGATCAACGGAATAAAGAAATAGTCAGGGTTACTTGAATCACTGTTATCAAGTACGCTGAATCGTAGATCTTCATCGATTTCATCTGGAAGTTCGTTCAGATAAAATGTCTGATCGTCTAGTGTTAAAATTTGCATTTAGTATTTTACCTTTTCAACTGAGAACGGATATTTCGCCTCTTTATAAAACTTCTTACGTTCTGTAAGATGTTTTTTCGCATATTTGCTACTAGCGGTTAAGTCCCAAATTTGTACAAAATCCTTATCATCGGCTTTTCTTATACCCCGTCCAATGCTTTGGATAACACGGACAAAACTTTTTCCGGGTTCCAAAAGAACCATATTAAAAATACGAGGGATATTAATGCCCACAGCGGCAACACCATAGGTAGCCACAATAATCTTGTTATCGCTTGTCGCCACGTCATCGTATTCTTCCTTGCGATCCTTTGTTTTTACTTCACCACTAATGAACACAGAATTTTCTATGTTATTAGTTATTATACGCCCTGATTCAATTCTGTCAACCAATACGAGTGTATTACCAGTCTCGCCAATACCTTTGATTAAGTTACTAACGAAATCCATTCGATCTTCATTAGTCACTAGATATTTTAATTCTTCGGGGTAACTGCCAAACTCTTTCCATTCGGCTGTTTGAATAATGTTAACGTGACAGGTACTTAATACTCCAGACTCTTGTAGTGTATGAGCCTTAACTTGGTTAACAACTTCCCCTAAACCACACTTGATATTTTGAAAATCAATATCTTCTTTAGGAACAGTTCCAGTTAGCCCCCAACGAATGGCACAATTTGCTAGATGATTAGTTAATAGTTTTTTAAGTACTTCGGCCTTGGCCATGTGTACTTCGTCAACCATTACAGTTTGAACACCATCAAGAAAAACCGCCAATGTTAATACATCTTCATCAGTAGAATCTTTAGATTTTTTGTCTAAAATATTCAAACTTTGCCATGTACAGATAGTGTGTGTTTTGTCTAGATTTTTTCTATCACCGTAGTACACACCTACGTCTAATCCGCAGTTGATGAAGTCTTCTTCTGTTTGTTCAACAAGACTCTTGTTAGGAACAATGGTTACCGTTCGACCATATTTTTCACAAATTTTGCTCAAAGTTGCGGTGGTAATAGTCTTACCGAACCCGGTAGCAATCTCTTGGATACATTGCGGGTTTTCGAGGAACATGTTCACTACATCAACTTGGTCTCCCCGCAGTCTAATCTTTTCTCCGGCAAATCGATGACCTTCTGGCCAAGTTGTTTCACCCCAAAAATCTTCAGAAACTTTGGCAAATTCTAATACTGGACTATTACGGTGATCTTCAATTTCTGGATCATAACCCTGCTTTACAATCTCTTCAATTACATCTGGTAGTAAGCTCATATATGTTGTACCACCAATGCCAAAGAAACTTGTACACCCGTCCCACCGGCCTAATTTGTAGGCAGGAAGATACCTAGCTTTTTGGTCAAAGTATTTGAATTTTTTAACCAAAGACTTACGTGTATCAAGATCTAAATTTTCTATCTTAACATTAACTTCATCTTTAATTACAATTTTACAATATTTCATTGTCTTCCAATTCGTCTATATACATGATAGAATTATATTTGTCGTCTAGAATTCTTTTTAGTGCTTGATGACTTCCGAGAGGATCACAACTAATAACTAAACCAAAATCTATGCCACTTTTTACCAGTGGCTTTTTAATACGTCTGCTAACAAATACCACTTTCATATCTTTTCTTATAGGCGTGTTTAATTTGTTGTCTCTAACATACTCATTAAACGCTTTATTTGTAATGTTGTCAACCCTAAACATTACCGTCATATCATTTTCGGTGTATCCCAGAGAAAATAAGTGTCTATGCCACTTTTTTAGGTGGCCTAGTTCTTGGTTCTCAGGTATAACAACCATGATAGAGTCAATTGAATTGATCAGTTGATCAAAACATGTAAGCTCATGCTCTTTTGCTTTAACAGTCATTTCATGGCCAATTTCCTTTTTCAGAAATTTTCTAGTGATAGGCGAAATTTCTGAGGAATTTATGAAATTTTCACAATTTTCGTCCCAGACATCAATACCATACAACTTGGCCAAGAACAAGGCATCTAAAATTTTGTCACTGGATGGTAATGGAACACCAGGATGAGTGTTCTTGAACATTGGCTGGCCATTTTCAAGAACCATGGATGGTACATGGTCTTCAATTTTTTCCAGAATTTCCTGGATTTTTTCAAAAAATTCCAAAAATTGCGAATCAGCTGAAAACCCCAATGGGATAAGGTTATTGCCTAACCACAGCACACTACCTTCAGTAAGGCTAAACATCCATACCTTGTTGTCACCGTCCCAGTCAGCCCAATCACCGCTTTTGTCATTCTTAAATTCTCTCACTTTTTTGACCAAATTTTCGTCATATGGGAAAGATACCTTAATGTAGTGTTTAAATTTGAATTCAGATTTCTTCACTACTTCAATGCGCTTGGTCTGTGGAGTAAACTCTCTTAGAGGTTGACCCCAAATTTCGTTATCAATGACCCTGTTAACATTTTGTCCAAGATTGATGATTAGCTGTTGACGATACTTCCGACACAATTTCAAGGCCAACGCCCCTTGCTTAACCGTAAGAGCACGACCCATCATAATTTGGTTATCAAAACTTGAAATAATTTTTTCATCCATTTTAAAGACAGATGCCTGTCCCCATGCCATTGATGAAATTAGGTCTTCGAGGTTAGTAGGTGTTCGTTGATTGAAGATCATATTGTAATATCTTCCATTCCTGCGGTGCGTAGTTTGATGATGTTAGACAACTGCCATTGCTTGATATCAATAGCCTTAATGATGCCTAACCAATGATTGCGTAGTAGAGCAAACTCATTAATAATTTTGTCCATGTCTACAACGTCAGCTTCACCGTCGACATATTTTTCAACATCTCGACTGCTTAGTGCCCGTTGATAATTTTCAAGGTACTTCTTAAAGACCTTAGAGCGTAGTCTGCGTGATTCTATGTTGAGATACTCAAGGATAGCCTCGATCTCTTGCAATTGGTTGAATCGTTGTTCGACAATGCCAGGAAGGGCGGCAGAGGCCTTTTCTATGTTGCCATAGACTTTGATCTCTTTCCGCGCTTCATCTAACTCTGTGTAATAATAGTCAATACAATCTGGGAGATGAGCAATATCCTTGCTCACCTTTGAGTACCAACTCATTAATAGTCCTCGTCTTCCTCATAGAATGTGTCATCATCGCCGTCGTCAAACGATTCTTCTTCGTCTTGTACGGCTTTGATAGCATCATCCAGGTGGGGATCGTATCCGGTATAAGTTGCCAGGTCTTCAATGCTAATATCTTTTCCTAATAGAAAATCTACGTATTGATTTGCCGCCATCTCTCTATTTTTTTCTGGGATGTACTCACGAAATGCATCCCAAATTTCCATAATTAATGATTCATCCATTTTTATGCTTCCTCAGTGTCCTCAGTAATATCTGATGTAGTTAAAACTTCTGCCGCCTTAGCATCCCACTCGTTCATAATAACGTGTAGTTTGTCTTCGGTCCAATTTTTTCGGAACTCAGCAACAATCTCACCAGTTTCTTTACTGGTGTATGCTAATTTATTCCCAACTTTAGATAATATACCCATTTTCTCGAACATGTCAACTAATCCGGATGTAGGACTCATACCAGTTGAATATGGAATCTCAACTTGTACACTTTCAAACGGTTTAGCATAACGTGTCTTCATGATTTTACATGCCGAACGGATACCTAATACTTCAGTTACTTTGTTGCCGTCAGCATCAACTTTAAGTTTAAGTTTTTTCATCGCAACAACAATACTAGAAGCATAGACAAAGCCTTGTCCACCGCTAATTTTGTCATCCGGATCAAACATGTCTTGGCTGGCGTATGTGTGATTTGTACAAACCATACCTACGTTATAACTACCAAACATATTAACACAGTTACGAACAAGCGATGTAAGTGCTTTAGGTTTACGACCCATATCACCTTTCATTTCGCCTGCTTCAAACTGATTGACGTCAGTAGGAGTAAGCAACATGCCTAACGAGTCAATTACAAACAACACCTTTGGACGTTCTTCCAACGGCATTACTTTATACTCTTTCATGAACTCTGAAATAGTTTTAGCTACATCGTCAATCATAGCCATATTGAGTTTAAGCAACTTATCTTCAGATGTATCAACACCTAAATCTAGCAACCACTGTTTATCCAAAGCATTTTCGCTATCAACTAGGACAACAAAAATACCTTGTGCTTGAGCGGCTTTAATAATGTTACCGGAACAGATATACGATTTACCTGCGCCTGATTCGCCCGCAAAAACTGTTACTTTACCCAGGGGAACTCCCTTAAAGAAGTCCCCTGAGATAAGATAGTTTAGGGCATAGTTACCGGTTGAAATCCAATCGGTTGGGTCGTTAAACCCGATTCCCAAGCCATCAATAGATTTAGTGATAGACTTGCGGAACTTCGAAATATCGAAGGCCTTTGCCATAGTCTATCTCCTTACTCTGACTTGCTACGATTACGGATCATTGCCAGAATGTTCTGAGCACGATCGCTTGCGTCACCACCTGCGGACTCTGCTACTGGAGCAGGTGCGGCCTTGGCTACAGGAGTAGCTGGCTCTTCCCACGGAGCATCTTCTTCAGCGGCTGCTGGAGCTGGTGCGGCTTTTACTGGAGCAGGAGTACCACTACCAGTTGCTTGACCACTACCACCCATGCCTGCTGGCTTGAAGTATTGACCCCAACGGTCCATGTCAAATGCTTCGCCGTCTACTGACGCTTCAAACATTTGCATCATCACTTTCAGTTCAACATCACCTGGCTTCTTAGGCAAGAAGTCTTTGAGATTAAACGGACCATGTTGCTTGATTGCCGCATTTTCTTCTTCGCTCAAAGCACGTTCACGACGAGCCCAGTTAGAAGTAGAATAGTCTGCGTAGCCACCCTTGCTTGTTTTAACGATCTTGAAATCCAAGCCACGAACGTAGTCTGTTGGAATTTCTTCAATTTCACTATCCATCAAAGCGGCTTTGATGATATTGTGAATTTGACTGCCGATGATGAAACGGCGGATTGGATTCTCAGGAGTTTTATCTTCCTGGAATTTTGTATCTACTACAAAGCCTTGATACAAGTATGAACGCTTTTTCCAGTACTTACGACCCATATCTTCTAGGTTTTTATCCTTGAACCATGGACGCACTTCTGTTAGAATTGGACAGTTCTCGCCCCACATTTCCATACAAGGAACTTGTACAGTAACAGGTTTTGAGTTTGTTTCACCTTTGACTCCGGCGAATGGCAATTTGATCATTGCTCGTTCAATCCAGAAAAAAGTGTTTGAAGGGTCTGCGTCAGGTAAGAATCTTACTGTTGCTGTTTGACCTTCTTGGATGTTCCAGTGTGGAAAGATTGCGTTGTCACCACCGCCCGTGCCGCCGGTGTTTTGTTGACTTGCTTGTTGAAGTTTTGCGCGGATTTCTGCTAAAGTTGCCATAATGTTTTTCCTTAATGATTTAATTTATGTGCCATTTCTTTAAAGCCAACTGACTAAAAAGAAAAAGTGCATATAGTTAACTATACGCACTTTTATTTATCTTGTCAACAAGAATTGTATTTAAAACTGGTTTATTTTGCCAAACCTGCTAAACGTAGCATAACATCAAAACTTTCGTCTTTCTTTAATCTGCCATCAGCTTCTGCTGATTTTAACATAGCGGCACGGTCAGCATAGCTTCCACGCTTAACATCTTTGGCTGCTTTCTTTTCACCTGGTGTTGGATTTTTTACGTGTTTTAATGGGTCAAACCCTTCGCTAGATTTCTTTTCAGTTTCACGACGAGCTTTATCGCTTAAATTGGTAACCTTTCCGCGGGGCTCTTTATTTTTAGACTTTTCCCAATCGCCTTCGTGTTTCCAAGATTTAACTTTACCATCTTTATCTTTTTCTACGGTATCAGTTGCTTCTGGAACAGCAATACCGGCAAGTTTCATAACTTCGGAGAACTCGTGATTACTTTGAGATCGTTGTTGCATTCTAGTAACCATTAACTCTACAACTTTTCCAGCCCTATCTCCAAACTGTTTACCAGCCATAATTCCTAGTTCAGTTGCGCCCTTGCGCCATTCGCCTAGTCCTTGCTCACGTGCGTGTGGGTTATAGAACGCACCAATAAATTCGGCTAGTTCTTTTAAGTTAGGTTTAGGATCTTCAAGGTGTTGTTCTTTGTTATCCATTTGCTCTTCTTCAGCAACTGGTTGTTCTACGCCACCAGCTTCTGGAGCAGGCGGTGCTTCTGGAGCAGGTGCTGGCTCTTCTGCCGGTGGTGCTTCTGGAGCAGGTTGCTCTTCTTCACCGCCACCTAATTGTGATAATACTTCTGGGTCATTTACTTTTAACCAAGCTTCAATTGTCTCTAACGGATCTGCGGCAGGATCAACTGCGGCAAGTCCTTTTAGTGCTTGCTCCAACGCAGGATCTTCAATACCAATTCCTGCTAATGCTTCAATAGCACTTGTACCGTCTGGTCCTAGTGTTAATCCAGAACTAATTAGATCTTTAAATTGAGCAACTTGATCAGGAGTCATTGTACCTTCAGAGATAGCGTCGGCCCAGTTTTCAAAATTTTCAAAGCCAACACTTTCGCGTTCCATACGAGCATTATAATCATTTCTCATCCGTTCTTCTTTATCATTTAATGATTGTAAACGCTTTTTAGCAGAGTCGTCTCCACTCTTTGCTTTTGTTTCAAGGTCTTTCCTGTGATGGGCTTTTAACTCACGAGCATGTTCTGCGCCTGCCGAATTAGGATTATATGCTTCATCTACATCATCACATTCACACTTGCTTTCTAACATACCACACTCGTCACAAGTTTCTTCTTCACCTTCGTGTACTAGATCTTCTAGATCAACAGTACCTGCTTCTTTCATAATAGAATGTATTAATGGAAATACACTTGCCAATGTTTCGTCAAACTGTTTAACTGTAAACTTGTTCTTATAATCTTCCATTGTAACGGGATCTAAGTCGGTATCAATTGAAGAAGGAACAAAACTTTCCATCCATGACTCATAAGACTTTTGTCCTTGAATACTGTTTAAGTTATGACGTAGTTGTTCTAACTTTGCTCCAACACGAGCATGAATCATATTAGCATCGTCATTAAGTTGACCAGTTTTAGCATGACGTTTGAATGTTGCTAGTTGACTAATTTGTTCACTCATTTGAATGATAGCAGTCCCACCATCATCATACGGTCGGCCTCCGTTAGCAACGTGACGTTGCATTGCTTTAGCGCCTGCTAAATGATTGTATGGATATTTGAAACGTTCGCCGTCTGCATTTTCAATAAACAAAGCGTTAATGTGGCGACTACGATCACCTGCCTTTGCTTCGTCTACTGCTTTACCATGTCGTATAACAAGGCGTGTATTTTCTAACTTGCGGTAGCTTGTCTTACTGCTACCATACATAGATGATTCGTTCATATCTGTTTCCTTAGATCCGTTTTGTGCTAGGTACTGAAAGTCATTTTTATTCAGGTTACCTTTTGTAATATCTCTAGTATCAAATCTCATCATTCTGCGCTTGGCAAAGTAGCGCATTTCTTTTAAGAAATCGTACCATAGTCCGCGAGTAATTGAGTCCGTACCTTCTGTAATTCCTTGACTATAAAAAATCTTTAGTGAACCGCGTTCGTTAATACTAAGGCTTACACGGCCTAAATTATTGCCTTCGAGTACAAAGTCAAAGTCGAAAAACCTAGCTTCTTTTGGATCACTAGTTACTGCGCCTTCTTCGGTTCCCATTTGCAAATTGGTAAAACGAGAGCGTACTTTATCGAAAAGGTCTTGTGCAATGATTTCTATAATGTTCATATCTATATTTAGTTAAAACTGTTGATGTAGATGGGCATGGGTAGATCCATTTCATCCATTAACCGATCTTCTGTCATCTTTGCGTAAACTGCCGGATCCCAGTCACCGAGCATCATCATCATACGTATTGCTAGTAAAAACGCGGCTACTAAGTCGTCGTGCTGTGTTTCTTTTGCTTCAAATGTAACTCCACGAGCAATAAATGTCTTGAGTTCTGATATTAAACTACGACTATTAATCTTAATTTGACGCTGTTCAACCATCTGTTTTAGCTTGGCACAGGCATTAATTTTGCTCACGTTTGTTGTGTTAAATCCCTTACGGAAACGTCTAACATGTCCTCTTTTAACTGGCTCACTTAAAAACATGCCAGGTATAGTTTCTTCGCCCATTTCGCTAATAGCAACTAGGGCCGCTTCGCCCATTGTATTGTTTTCTACTGAAAAGTATAAGTTAGGTGCCTGCGAGCATTCTTGATCGATGTACTTACATATATCTCTTAAAATTCTAACCTGGGCTTGAACAGCAGTCATATTGTGTTGCCATTCTGCAACTTGTATCATACTGGGTATTTCAAGCACTTCAATAGCGGCATAGTCTCCACCTGTTCCCATAGCCGGATCGTGAGCAACAATATAGATAGCAGACGGATCTATCTTTTTATACCATCTAACTTGCCCCATTTTCATAATAGGTTCAGTATGCTCTAACCCTGCTAAACTAATAGAATTAATGAGTGTCTCATCAAATACTAAGAATTCGCATTCGTGTTCACGACGGAATCGTTCTTCTCCGATACGTGACATTTCTTCTGCTTTCCATTTATCGTCACGGTCTGGATGTTCGCTCCAATGTGCTTTAAACGGAAAGAATCCATTCTTTCCAACATCTGTTTCATTTCCAAACTCGTCGGTACGTTTGTTTGCCTCGTACCAGATTAACGCAAATTGGTCTTCATCACTATTAGGAGTTGACGTAATAATAGCTTTACCACCAGTAGCAAGAGTGGGGGAAATTGAAGTCCAGAACTCACTAGCGACATTGGGCGGAACGAAAGCAAATTCGTCAGCATATAGTAATGACAAAGACATACCTCGACCAGTAGTCTCTGTAGTAGTTTGAGCAACAATACGTGAGCCATTATCAAATTCAATACTTTCTTTATTATAACTTGTAACACCTGGACGAATAAAGTTAGGACACAATTCGTAAGCATATCGAATACGTGTCATAATTTCTTTAGCACCTGTGTACTTGTGCG